GTGATGGTTGAGTCATCTTCTCCGGTTACTCCGGCTCCAAACTGTATTTGAATAGCTCCGGTCGAAGTAAATCTTGTAACAAATCTTCGAGGAACCTTTTTCAAAGTTAGGGAATACGGAACTAAGTTGCTATCAGTTGCAGTATTTGTACTTTCTTCAAATACAGTATCTTGAGCTAAGTACGGAACTTCAGTCCAGCTATTGCCATCATCGTCTGTAATATCTAAGATACCGATAATATTAGTATCTTCAATTGTAAGAGTTTTAAATCTCTCAACTGCGTTTATCTCGCGAGTAGCTGTTTTAATCTCTCCGGAGATTGCTTTTACCTGTTTCTTTAATAAGAATTTAGTGATACTACCGCCTGAGGTTTCGTATACAGTTACAGTAGTGGGGTCGTAAGAAGATGAGAACCCAAAATTAACTTTGTCTTGTATTAAGAATTGAGTAGATGGGTTAGTAGTACTTTGAACTACAGCGTTGTTATCTAATGTTATAGCATAGTCATAATCAGGTAACCCTAAGGTGGCTGGGATCTGTTGATATACATCTAGTGTTACGGTTGCTGCAGAAGTAGCTTTTGGACGGTAACCCATCATATAAGCTAGGTTGTATAAGTTACCTGGTTCTTGAGCGTATTGTAAGAATGTTTCCTGTAGTTGAATGTCTTGATAGAAGGAGAGAACATCTCCTACATACGCAGCCATCTCCATAAACATCATACCAGGTGATGTTGGAGAAAAGTCGTTGTATGTATCTGGGAAATAATTTTTAGCGTAGTCTACTAGTTGTTTACGGAAATCGCTAAAAGTCTTATTTGAATACTGTATTTCTCTCTCTTGTGCCATTACTGTGCAAAGTTAATTGATAATTCGTCTTCTATATTAGTTTGAATGACTGAGTATTTTAGTTCAAAGTTAACCAGATTTTGGTCTGGGTATGTAACTAGGTTTAAGCTGTTAACTAATACTCTAGGAAAGTATAGTTCTAGAGATTTTTTAATATTTAACTTAATCTCTTCTGTTTTCTCCTGCGTTATACTTTCGAATAACATATTACGTAATCCTGCTCCGAAATCTAAATTTAGAAGGCGTTCATTTTTACCAGTTAGGAAAAAATTAATTAAATTCGAACGAATAGCATCTTTTGAAGTATACGTAGAATTAAAGACAGCTTTACCGGAAAAAGGTAGAGCTACACCTACAGCTTTTCTTGGCTGTAAATCTAAAGGGTTAATTCTCTGTACTTTATATGCCATTATACGCTAAACTTTTCTTTTTGCTTTCTATCAGCTTCGTTAACAATAGCAGCTGCTTTATTTACAAACCCTAATTGAGATAAATCTAAACCTACTTTTGGTGCTGATGCTACTGCTGCTTCTACTGCTCTAGGATCATCAGAAACTGGTTTAATTGCTCTCCCTTTAGGCGTAAATGCTGCTCTATTAAAATTTTGAGCCATGTCTGCTCTAAAGTCACCTCCTAAGTTTCTATAATCTTCAGAAGTCATAGAGGTTCTAGTTTCATTAAGAGCGTCTAACATAGCATTACCGGTAGGCTTATAAGCAGGCTTACTTACTTGCTCCTGTACTGGTTGTTGCATTTCAGAGAGCTCTTCTCTAATGGCTTCTCTTACTGCTTCTTTAATAATTTTTTTAAAATCGGATGCTTTCATAATTATAAATAGATTTAGCCTAAATATGTGTCAATTCTATATTTTAATTCTTCGATAAGTATTTCTGCGTCGGCACTATATGATAAAGGTCCTTCAATAGCTACTACTCCATTTGAATCGATTCCTACAGCATATCGACGTTTTAATGTTTCATCGCTTGCTTTAGTTCTTACTTCAATTTTGTACCCTCTGTATTCAATATCTCCAGATCCGCGAGGATTACCTGGAGGTGGTGTAAATGTAGCTGCAATGCCTGCTTCAAGTGGGTTATCTGAGTCTGCTAGATCTTGGTTACACTTCTTAAGGAGTTCGTCTAAAACTCTCAAAAAAGCATCAACAACGTTTATATTAGCTGTAACAAAGGTTAATGAACCAGCTGCAGTACAGACAGATTTATCTAAAGCTTCTATATCTGGTTCAATTTTTCTAAGCAATTCGGTAGTCGATCCTATTATCTTATTAAGTATAATTGCTATTCCTCTTGTCACAGGTATGATTGCTGCTGTGAGGATTAGTGGTTGAGATCTTGCTATAACTTTTTTAAGTATGTCTATAATCCTACTTAATGTATTTATTAGAGCACTTGCGATATTTACAATCTGCTGTAATGAAGTAACTGTTGTTTTTACTGCGTTTACAGATATAAGTAGGTTTTTGATTCTGGTAATAAGTTTTTGGGATTGCTCAGGAGTGGGGCACTGTAAAAGACTTCCTACTTTTTGTCCTATCGTTTCAGTAAGAGGACGTATCACATTACCAACTCCTTGTCTAATATAAAATTGCTCTACTTGAGATGCTTCATCAGCAGTTAAACCTGTACGAATTTCTACTGTCTCAGTTACTTCTTCGAATGAACTAGATTGTACGGTTTCTGTTGTATCTATAGTAACTTGATTAACAACTGTTATCTCCTCTTCTCTTGAACTGTAGTCAGGGTATTCAAATGATAAAGGTATGTTATATGCCTCTGGTTCGTATATTACCCATGCAGAAGTCTCTCCGAATCCACCTTCCTCTTCTGGGGATGTTAAGGAGTATAAAGTTTTATAGTGATCTTGTTCGATTATTTGCTTCTCTACAGCTTCTTGAAGTACCCTAATTCCTTCTTCTGTAAATCCAGTGTCGGGGTTATTCAAGTCAAAAGTTGGAGTTGTTTCTCCAGTAAACTCAATACGTGTTAGCTTTTTTGATGTACTGCCTGGACTTATTATTCTTACGATTCTAAGTTTTTCATCATCAGTAGCTGGACTGTTTGTTAATGTACCGTTTAGCCACGCTCTATACCGCTGTATTCGAGCTTCTTCAGGATTATCTACTGTGAAGACTCGCCTGTCTTCAAACTCTGTATCTATAGCTTCAATTTCTTCCTCAGTAAGCGGTACATCTATCCATTCTGTGGTTTCTATTGCTATGGTTCGCTGTACGTCGATTACTACTTCTTGAATTACTTCATTTAAAGATCGGCGCTCTTCAGTTTCTACTTTAGTACGTAGGTACCTAGATGTGTTAGGATGTATCTGAATACCTACAGTAGGACCTGTCCATTCAATTATTTCTTGTAGTTCTTGATCAGTTAATTGATCAAAACCCTTTGTAAAAGCTTTTAATAGATGGGGAGGATACCCAGCTCTTACTAAAACAGAAGAAATAGCTTCTGTAGGTTCGGTAGTTAATAATTTCTGTAGAAACTCTTCGGTAAGGTAGTCGCATGGGTATATATTTTCTAATCCATAGGTTTGCATTGTATTAGCTACTTCCCCACATGCTTGCTTTTTTAACTGAATGATTTCTTGAATGATACGTTGAGTTAGTATCTGTATCAAGCTCCTTCCGTCGCAAGGCTGTACTTTCTGTAATTCTTCTATTAATGTTGCCATGGTTAACTTAAGAATACGGTTTTAGATAATAAAGCTTCTCTAAGTAGTTGTGCATTATTATCGGTTCTTTCTTCGAGATAGGTTTTTAATGCTTCGACGGAATCGACCTCTATATCTTGAGCGCTAAAGAAATCTGATAAAGTGTAGCATAGAGATGTAACTAGAGCGTATAAATTCTCTATTTCTAAAAGCAATTGATCTCCTCTAACAGCATGTTGACTGGTAATAGGGTTTAGTGCTCCTGCTGTAAGGTTTAAACGCGGTGCTTCAAAGCTAATATTACTAATAGCATCTAAATGTACTTGGTTTCCTAAAAGTCCGATATTTCGTTGCGCAGACATTAATATGTGTTCAGTCTTAGCGTTGAAGTATAATCTTCCGCTATTCATCATTATTTGATTACCTGTGAACTTATGGGCAGATGTTGGAATAGCTTTTTTTAGTAGCTCGTTATCTGCTGAATCGCCTAAACCGTAACTTGATATTCCTTTACGGTGCCATTCCCAAGGAGCATGTAGTTCTGCTCTCTGTCCTTGAAGTAGGTAGATTGAAGAAGCGTCTCTGTTTATATCTTCGATTACATGTTGTTCTGGGAAGCCTGTTGTTTTTATCCCGCTTACTATTGCTATCGTGGATAAATCTGTCCTTGGACCTTGCCATGGAGTGTTTGATAAACTTTCAGATAATCTGATGCTCTGCCCTTTTCTCCCCTCCAGTATTACATCTCCTTCAAATGGAAATAGGGGATTCGAATCGCTTGTTGCTCTCCATTCTACTCCAGCGTCTGGGATTGCTCTGTTGTCACTGGTTATACCTGCTTGTGGGTTGTTCCATAGGTTTAGAGCAGGGAGGTAGTAGTTTGAGGAAGCATTACGGTTTTTTTGTCCAGGTTGTGGACCGGATACTATAAGTACGATTTCACCTTTTAGAGGTACGTTTTTTATACTCTGAAAGAATGGGTAAGCTTCTCCGTCGATCACTCCAGGATTATTTCCTAAGCTTCTAAACTTTATACCTCCAGGTTCAAGTATTAAATCAGGATCTGATAAGGAGGTTGCTTCTACATATGCGAAGTTACGGAAAAGACTAGTTCCTCCGCTAAATGCTTGACGTACATCTTTACCGGCGGGGTTTGATGTTGATCCGTATGTAGTATCTCTTCCAGCCATTAATCTTCTTTCTCAGGCTCTTCTACTTCTTCTTCCATTTGCTCTAAGATTTGAGCAAGTTCATCAGCACCTAACTCAAAACCTTCAGTGTCACCGCTCTTAGAAGCATTCTCCATACGCTGTACAACAGCAAGCATATCGATAAGGTGCTTATCGTTCTTAACACCGATTTCTAAGTAGTTAGCAATCATAGGAACAACAAGAGTAGCGTCTCCTATGTTTTCAATAAGAGGTTTAAGTTCTCCAATAAGAGTATTGATCTGCTTTTCTTTCTTTTTAGAATTAGTGTAGATCTCCTCTAGTACGTCGGAAAAAGATTTTTCTTTAAAGAGTGTTTTATCTAACCCCATACCTTTTCTTTTATAAATAGAATCAGTACTTTTTTAGGTCAATTAAACCTTTTTCGTTAAGTTCGTTATAGATTATATAGAACTCTTCTTTTAATACGTTTATGACTCTGGTGAGATACGGTGTTTCGGTTCCGGTCATTTCTCGAATATAAATGTAGAGAGCTTTTTTCTTAAAGATATCTAAATCGTAACGCTTTTTGAATAATGTTAGTACGGCGTCAGCTATTTGTTTATCAGCGTCTTTAGTAAACAGGTCATCTAACTTATCGTACATTTCATCGATGTACATATCAAAGACTTGTTTTAACGTCATAGCGTAGGGATGCACTTCAGGTGAATTTAAGTCGTAGCTACCTTCCCAAACATCCATAGAGGTTTGCTGCTTCACTCTTTTATAATTCTTATTATTATAATTGATTAAGTGACGCTTAACTATAGTTCCGAAATATGAATATGCTTTTGCTCCTTTAGTTGGATCGAACATATGGAGCTTTTCTTCTACTAACAGGGAAACGACCTCGAGTTTTAAATCTTCGAGATCGTCTACGTCTGTATAATAGAACTTAAAGGTATGAATTATGTTTTCTGCTAGCTTATATAGCGGGTAGTAAATTTTGTCGCTAAAGATTTTATTTCTAAATTCAAAGTCTTTTGAATTATTATAAGCTACGATTGCATCTTCTGTTTCTTGGGTAAAGTAATTATTCTTGCTTTTCTTCCTGCCCATCGGTTACATTGAGGTTAAACTCATCAAGTACTCTCTGAACCTCTTTTAATGTATTGAAGAAGAAACCTACTTCGTCATCCGACTCAAAAGTGCCTCTTCCATCAACCTCCTGTAACCTTTTTGAGGACTCACCAATAATGGTGGAGATATTCTCGATGTAATTCTGTTGATACTGTGCTATATCTTCGTACTTTTCTACTTTTCTCATTAAATTCCAAGTAAAGTATCCAAATACAATTAGTAATATAGTAAATATAATTGATAAAACCAACATTTTTAGATATTTTTTATGAAGTTACTTAAACCTTCTGATGATTTTACTGATTTACCTGTAGAAGACTTTGTTTTCTGAGTAGATGGGGTGGTTTTTCCACCGTTTTTCTTCCATATATCGTATTCTACTTTAGAAGCCATGTAGTCAGCCATGTGCAGAACGTTAACGATATTGGTTCTCATACGAGAATCTGGGTTATGACTGAAGAAGTATGGTTTGTTACCGTCGTCAAAG